GAAGTTGGGGTGGTCTTTTACTGCAAGGCGTTTAGGTGAGGAACTGCGCGTATGGCGGGTTTCGTAAACCACTCTGATGATGAGCAGATACAGGATAGGTTGCGTTACCTACGCTCTAGGATGGCTTGTGAGATGAGAGCTGCGCTGAGTTGTCGCACTGCCAAGCAAAAGAACAAGTTGGTAGCTAGATGGCAAAGTGAGTACTCGCAAACATTTGTGGGTGACTTGTTAGCGTGTGCTCGGGATAGGAAAGTTTGTGTATCTATATCCAGGTGGGATGTAGATGCTTTTGAAAGTGCAAGGACTAGATGAACTTCAACCTCAAGCAGTTTTATGCCTTTTGTTCTCAGTTAAGGATTGAGACTAAAGAGCAGGGGTTGAAACGTATGGATGTGTTGCTGGGCACGCAGACGTATGTGATGGATGAGATTGCAAAGGGGTTGCAGGAGGACAAGCACTTCTTTGTGATTCTTAAAGGCAGGCAGCTGGGTATTACCACTATCAGCCTTGCGCTAGACCTTTACTGGCACTTTATAAACCCTGGCTTGCAGGGAACGCTCACTACGGATACGGAGGAAAACCGTGACATGTTCCGCTCAACCCTGGGGATGTATCTGGACGGTCTACCTAAGGAATACAAAATCCCAATGGTGGCGCATAACAGAAATCAACTTTCCCTCAAGAACAGAAGCCGCCTCTTTTATCAAGTTGCTGGGCTTAGAGCAAAAGGCAGTCTTGGTCGCGGTAAAGCTATCACTTACCTGCATGGAACAGAAACTAGCTCTTGGGGAGACGAGGAGGGCCTCGCTTCCCTCCTGGCTTCACTAGCAGAGACTAACCCCAACCGTATGTACATCTTTGAGAGTACGGCTCGGGGATTCAACATGTTCCACGACATGTACACCACCGCTAAGAAGGCTCGCACACAAAAGGCAATCTTCTGCGGTTGGTGGAGAAACCAGTTCTACTCTGTAGACCCAGAATCCAGCATCTACAAGGTCTACTGGGACGGCAAGCTCACTCCTGAAGAAAAAGAGTGGGTCAGAGATATTAAGAAGCTCTACAACGTGGAGATTAACTCCAGACAGATGGCGTGGTGGAGATGGAAAATGGCAGAGGGCATCAAAGATGAAGCCCTGATGTACCAAGAGTTTCCACCCACAGAAGACTACGCCTTCGTCATGACAGGCACAAGCTTCTTTTCTAACTCAAGATGTACAGACGCTGCTAAGCAGTCCAAGAAGAAAGTACCCGACACCTACAGGTACGTTTTCGGGCAGCTCTTCCAAGACACAGAAGTACTCAAGAGTACAGAGCGACTCTCTACCCTGTACGTGTGGGAAGAACCCGTTCCTAACGGCTACTACGTCATCGGAGCAGACCCAGCATACGGAAGCTCAGACTGGAAAGACAGGTTCTGCATCCAAGTATTCAGGTGCTACGCAGACGGCCTAGACCAAGTAGCAGAGTTCGCAACCTCTGAGATGAACACCTACCAGTTCGCGTGGGTTATCGCACACCTTGCCGGAGCCTACAAGAACGCCATCCTCAACCTTGAGATTAACGGCCCCGGTCAGGCGGTCTACAACGAGCTGGCTAACCTCAGAAGACAAGCATCTGCTACTACAGGCCCCGTAGGTAGAGGACTTATGGACGTGCTAGGCAGCATGCAAAACTACATCTGGAGGCGAAACGACAGCCTCTCAGGTCCGTCTAACAGCAAAGGCTGGATGACAACCGCAAGCACTAAAGAGCGCATGCTCACCTACATGAAGGACTTCTTTGAGCGCGGGATGATGACCATCAACAGCATGGAGTGCTTGGATGAGATGAAGACCATCGTCAGAGACGGCGGCACTATCCACGCCCCTGGACGCGCTAAAGACGACAGAGTTATCGCATCCGCACTGGCAACCGTTGCCTATGCCGAGCAACTCCAGCCCCGTCTCATCATGGCAAAAGAAACCAGAGACATCAACAAGGCTAAAGAAGACTTCACACCCGAACAGCTGGCGATGGGAAGAAACGTCAGTGACTACCTAAAAAGGATAGGCGTGTATGGAACACAATGACCTAACCATAGTCGCTGTGTACGGCCACAACGACGGCTCCAGCGTGATTTGGTCGCTCCTCAAGAGTATGCAGGAACTCCCAGGTTCACAAGCCCTGCTCATCTCTACGGAGCGACCTATACATCTACCACCACAAATAAGGTGGGCACACACCAAGCCACTGTCTTACTACCAGTACAGCCTCTTCATGATGTACTGCCTGCACACGTATATAGACACACCCTTTTGTCTGACCGTGCAAGACGATGGCTGGGTGCTTAACGGTAAGAACTTCAGAAAAGAGTTCTACGACTACGACTACGTAGGCTCCCCCACACACGCTGGCTTAGTAGGAGACAACCTCTACGTCAAGTTCACGTGGCAGCAGTTTGAAGACCCCATCGTAGTGCAGAACGGCGGGTTTTCCCTTAGAAGCAAACGATTCCTGCAAGCACCTGCCAAGCATGGAATCATGCACACAATGCATAAAGTTGAGCCGTTCATCAACGAGGATGTTCAGCTCACCTGCCTGCTGCGCCCCCAAATGGAGTCTGTAGGCATCAAGTACGCCCCCATCTGGGTAGCCAAGAACTTTGGCATGGAGTACAAGGGACCTAAGTTCCACGACGGCTTTAACTACAACAACCTGCTAGGTCACCACGCACCTAACAGGAAATTGGTGACAGATTCACATATCAAGTGTGCCCACCCACTGCATCAGGTCATCCAGTACTACGGAGAACTAGACTTCCTACAGTACTTGCAGCACAACGGCTACACCGTGGAGTACTTTGATGAGCCAGCCGCTAAACAAGAAGGAACTCAAGAGGCAGATCAAGGCGTTTCTGTCTGACAAGCACAAAGGTATCAGCCACAACCACTTTGCAGACCTGTGCGGTATCAGCGAGTCCCTTCTTAAACAGGTATTTGTCTACGAAACCCTGCCACTTTCAGAAGTCGTACAGGCCAGAGTCAACAAAGGCTACGAACAATGGAAAGCTGGCAACGTGCGAATCATGCAAAGACCAGATAGAACACGCTACGTGGACTATCGCAAAGAACCTAAGCCAAACATCGTGCCCTCTATGGGACTTAGGGTTACTACTGAGGGCATCAAGCTGAAGATAGGGCCGAGAAATCGGCACGACTACGGTTATACGTCTATAGATGAACAACTAGGGGGTAAAAAATGATACTGAAGGACTATCACTGCTCAGAACACGGCTATTTCGAGGGCTGGGAAGAAAAATGCCCTATCAAGAACTGTAATGGGGCTGTATCTGTTGTATTTCTACAACCTGTATCTATAAAGTCAGACAAAACCAAGCGTACAGACAAGACGCTCAAGGGTTTGGCTGAAGACTTCAAGATGACAGACATCAAGTCCACCAAAGAAGGCGAACACCAGACCGGCTACTTGAAGAGAAACAACAAGCAGACAGACAAACAGCGTGAGCTTGAGTTGGAGGCAGCTGCATCTAGAAAACCACGTCCAGGTGATGCCGCTATTTGGGGTGGTGGAGGAAATATGAGCCTAAAATCCGTGATGGGCGGTCAGTTCAAACCAGTCAAGGACGAGTCTGTGAGCTTCATGCCCAAGTCTATGGGTGACTTGACAGGTCCGAAGCCTGCGAGTTATATAGCAGACCACGAGAACCTTACAATCAAGAAATGATTATCCCAACCAACTTACAGGACAGGGAAGAGTTCTACCTGGAAGTAATCCGCAGATGCGAGGTTACTATCGAGTCTAGAACTGGTGACTACAACTACCTGAGAAGTTGGTACTTGTTTGGCAACGGACCAGACGAAGCTTCTGCTCTGTACAACAAGATTTACCCCCACATTGACCAGCTAACCTCGTTCCTGTACTCAGCAGAAACTACACGGTTTAGCATCAACTTGGGGGCTTCTGTTGCAGAGCAGGAGCACGTTAAGACTCCAGCACTGACTCGCGCACTTAACGACATCTGGCTCAACAGCAACACAGATCAAATATTTAGCAGCGCCGTATCTTGGTCGCTTGCCTACAACTCAACCTTCATCAAGCTGGTTACCAAGAACGGCTCTCCACATCCGTACTTTGTAGAGCCATCTTGTATAGGTGTACTCAGAGAAGACACGCCTCACCTGGACAGGCAAGAGGCCATCATCCAGAAGTACTACATCACAAAGTCAGACCTCTACAACCGTCTGTACTCACATCCCAAGCGTGATGAGATAGTCAAGCACATACAGCTCACGCAGCATGACCGCACGACTATCGCTAACGGTCTTGACCGCATCATCATGTCTCAGGTTGACCCAACTCTGTATGGCACAGTCAACCTAGACCTCTCTGGTATGAACCGCTACAAAGCGGAAGTTGCAGAGCCAACAGTAGAGATGACAGAGCTGTGGCTGTGGAACGATGAAACTCAAGACTATCAGGTAGTCACTAAGGCAGACCCAGACATCATCATCTATGACCGTCCAGGTGCTCAGTTGTTCCTAAAAGGAGAGTTGCCTTTCGTACAGATTTGCCCCAATCCTCTGTATGACTATTTCTGGGGACAAAGTGAAGTGCAGCGTTTGGTGTATCTCCAGCAAATGCGCAACAAGCGCATGACGGAAATACTAGACCTGCTAAGCAAACAAGTAGCTCCTCCTACTGCACTTATCGGATTCACCGGCATACTGGATGAGAAGAACTTTTCTCTTAACAGAGCTGGAGGCTTGCTGGCAACAGACATGCCTAACGCTAAGGTAGAGAAGCTTGCTCCGCAAATTCCTCCAGACCTATTCAGAGAGATAGGCGAGATTGACCTGATGTTTGAAGAAGCATCTGGCATCGTGAGTGTGTTGCAAGGTCGTGGTGAGTCAGGCGTTCGCTCTAGCGGTCACGCTAGCCAGCTTGCACGTCTAGGTTCTAGCAGAGCTAAAAAGCGTGCCCTAGTAATTGAGGATGCTCTAGAGAAGCTAGCCACTCTGTATCTGAAGTTGATGCAGAAGTACGATGACACTCATTACACAGACATAGATGGCAACAAGTTCATCGCAGACCAATTCACAGAAGATTTTGTAGTGAAAGTGGACGCTCACTCCAATTCACCCATCTTTATGGAAGACCTGCGAACACTTGCTTTCAGTTTGTTCAAAGCACAGGTTATCGACAAAGAATCTCTGCTTGATTTGCTTGAGCCGCCTATGAAGCAACAGCTCAAAGACAAGCTCAAGAAGATGGAACAGAATCAGCCTCCACAGGCAGAACAACAGCAACAGTCTCAGGGTAAACCCCAGTTAAAGGTGATGTAATGGCTATCAAGGCAAGTACTGCTCCCAGGGCTGACCAGCCTAGGATGGACACTAAACAGCTTGACAGGCTGGATTCCACACCCCGCTTGACATACAGGCCGCAAACGCTTACAAAGCCACAACAACGTAGTACTAGGGATTACATTCGGAGGTAAGGATGTATAAGAAATCGGGCAAAAAAGGTCGTAAAACCTGTCGTTAAAGTTCCTCTCAAGGGAAAGGGTATGGCTGCTTCCCCTATTTTGAAGTAAGTGGCCGCTTGCAAGGAGATGCTGTGATGGCTCGCAAGGCACGCAAGGGTCGTAAGGCTCGTAAGTAATCCCTCGGGATTCAAGCCCAGGGGGGCAGGCTAAAATGCCCCCCACCAAACAGGATACGTAAATGGCTGTTCCGCAAGATAAGTTGATGGAGTTGATGAACAGGGCAAAACCAACAGCTGCCCCGGAAATGTCTCCACCTCCAGCTCAAATGGACACCGACCTACCCCCGATGTCGGCTCCTATGTCCACCCCAGAGCCTAAAATGGGGTCAAAAGAAGGGGCGATGGTTAACATCAGCATGGCACTAGACTTGCTAGAGCAGTCTTTACCCGCACTGGGAGCTGACTCGCAAGAGGGTCAGAAGGCCCTAGAAGTCATCCGAAGCCTCAACGCGATGCTCGGACCCCGTAAGAACCAAACGAATGAGTTGCAGCAATCTGAAATTCTCCAGATGTTGCAGACTTTGCCGCAGGCAGGTGGGATGTCACCAGAATCTAAGGTGATTTCTCGCATGCCTATCCCTGGCCTGCCCCCCACAGGGTCGGCTCCTCAACCAGCATAAGGTAAGTAAATGGATATTCTGAAGCCTCGTGGCTCCGCTACCATGCGTCAGCCTACCAGCGACAAGCAACAACATGGTGTCATCACCAACCAGCCCCGGTTTGCACACCTGGGTGGTCTGTCTAACCCTTCTAAAGTCGGCAAGACGGGTATGGCTGTAGCCAAGCCCGGTGACGGCAAGAAGGTCATCTAAAAATTAGCAGAGGGTAAGCTATGTCTCTAGAAAATCTTTCTATCGAAGCCCGTGACGAGCTTGCAGCTCTCGCGCAGCAGCTTGCTGATAACCCGGAAACTCGCAAAGAGTTCCTGAAGATGACCAAGAAGGTCAAGCCTGAGATTCCAATCCCCGAGTTGGACATCGAAGAGAAGACCACGATGGCAGTCAACAGGGCTGAGCAGCGAGTGCAAGAGTTGGAAGCCAAGCTGAAACAAAAAGATGCTTTGGAAGAATTACACCGTCGGCGTCAAGCTATCGTCAAGAAGGGGCTTGCCTCTGAAGACGATATTGAAGGCATTGAGAAGTTGATGCTGGAAAAGAAAATCGCTGACCATGAGACAGCTGCACAGTATCACGAGTGGATGAAACAGGCGGCAGAACCAACACCTTCTGGCTACAACCCGAATGTGATGCGTAAATGGAACTTGGACGCTTATAGAGTGAATCCAGTTACAGCTGCCCGTGATGAAGCTGTGAAGGCGCTCGGTGAGTTGCGTAAACCTACGCGACCTATCGGGCTTTAATTTGAAACTTTGATACGGAGATAACTATGCCCATTGGTGGTGGTATCGTTCCGGCAACTGGCAGTCAACAGTACAACGAGTTAACTTACGTTACTCGCCGTGCGTTCATCCCCAAGCTAGTTGTCCAGATTTATAACTCGACGCCGTTGATGGCTGCGCTGTTTGCTAACAGCCAGCAAGCTTCTGGCGGTGTGTCCTCTGTCACCGTCCCGGTGCAAGGCTCACAGTTCGTTAACGCTCAGTGGTCGGATTACTCCGGCAGCTTTGCACAGCCTAGCGTTCAGCAAGGCGCGTACAACGCTGAGTTTGACCTCAAGCTGATGATTAGCCCCGTGCCGTTCCTGGGCATGGAAGGTGCTGTGCAAAACGACGCCGCAATCATTCCTCTGATCGAAGCTCGTATGAACGATACGACCAACGTGATGATGGATGCCATGACGACGGCGCTGTACACCAACACCACGAACACGCAACAGTTCACTGGACTGCCTGCTGCCGTGGATGATGGTACTGGCACTGCTACCTACGGCAACATCACCCGCTCTGCCTCGGTTAACCCCTGGTGGCGTTCGAAGGTGTATGCCGCTGGCAACGTCAACCCGACTCGTCAGAACATCCTGCAATAC